TGATCTCGGCGTCGTCCAACGTCAAGCCTCGTACCTCGGGTACTGCCGGCACCGCCATTCTGGCGGCGTCCGCAGGCGCCTGGGCGATCTTGGTTTGCGAAGACGGCACGAACTGGGTTGTGATGGCTGGCAACTAAACGGGCGGGGGCTTCGGCCCCCGTTCTACCCATGCCCCTCATTTACATGAAGCACCCGGTTCACGGGGACAAAATCGCCACTCTTGAGCTAGAAGCCGAGCATGATGAAAAGCACGGCTGGGAGCGGTATACTCCGGGCGAAGAGCCGGCACCGGAGCCGGTGAACGAATTGCGGCCGCGCCGCCGCCGGGAGTCAGCCCATGTCGACGTCAGCCGGTGAACTGATCAACGGTGCGCTGCGCCTCTTAGGCCAGCTTGCAGAGGGCGAGACGCCGTCAGCCGAGACGTCTGCGGACGCCTTGATGGCGATGAACCAGATGATTGACAGTTGGAGCACCGAGCGGCTGTCGGTGTTCGCGACACGCGATGACGTCTTTACTTGGCCGGCCAACACGATCAGCCGCACTTACGGCCCGTCGGGTGACTTTGTCGGCACCCGGCCTATCTTGCTGGATGACAGCACCTACTTCAAAGACACGTCAAGCGGGCTGTCGTATGACATCCTGTTCATCAATCAGGACCAGTACAACGGCATCGCGCTGAAGACGGTCGGGAGCACGTTCCCGCAGGTGATGTGGGTCAACATGACCTACCCTGACGTCGAGATGTATGTGTACCCAAGGCCAACCAAGGACTTGGAGTTTCATCTAGTGTCGGTGCAGGCGCTGTCGCAGCCTGCCAACTTGGCGACGGTGCTGTCGTTCCCGCCAGGCTACCTGCGGGCGTTCCGGTACTGTTTGGCGATGGAGTTGGCGCCTGAGTTCGGTGTCGAGCCGTCGATGCAAGTGCAGCGGATTGCGATGGTGGCTAAGCGCGACCTAAAGCGGATCAACAATCCTGACGACCTGATGGCGATGCCGTACAGTCTGGTGAACCGACGCCGTCAAAGATTCAACATCTTCTCCGGCGGGTATTGATGAAGACGCTTTTATCGAGCGTTCCACCACGACTTTCCCATCCATATGGCCGTCACCATATGGATGGAGATATTGTGCCGCGCGGCAACATCTTTGCGTTTTTCTTTACGTTGCTTGGAGTACCAAATGTCTTTAGCTTGCTCAAACGTAAGCTTTTTGACCCGCCTCAGTTCGTAGATTGCATGCTGGCAGTTTTCTGCTGGCGATACATACTCAAGATTGTCAACGTGATTGTTAGTACGGTTTCCGTCTTTATGGTTTATGTGAGCGCCTTGAGGGCGGGCACCAAGAAAAGCTTCCGCAACCGCAGTGTGAATGGCTTTATGTTGTCGAACCGCGTTGGCAGACAGCGTAACAAATCGGTACCCATCGCGCCGCAAAGCAGGCTGCAATACATACGCAGCATCAACATAAGCCAAACCGCGAACAATCCGGTTCACAACCCTTTGAGAGACACCAAACAAAGCCGCAACTTTTCGCTGGCTTTTTTCCTTGGCATATGCCGTTTTAAGGGCCGAAATTTCTTCTGGCGTAAACTGCTGATGGTACTTTCCGCGAGAGGATGTTCGTCGAATCCTTCCATCATTGCTAACTTCATAGTCCAGCTCAAAACCAATCAGCGGTTTCCAAATTTGCATGTTGGCGCTCCTTTTTACACAAGGAGAATATCATAAAAACCCCTATACTGGGAGCTTCTTATGTAGCGGCCAGCATCAACGCCGCGAACGACCGCTGCGTGAACCTCTACCCAGAGATCGTGCAGCAGGGCGGCAAAGAGCCTGCGTTCCTGCGCCGGGCGCCGGGGCTGAAGCTCATTACGCCGACGGTAAGCGGCTCGCCTGTCTCAACGCTTGACAACGGCCCGGTGCGCGGGCTGCACGTCTACGGCGGCAAACTGTACGTCGTGACGGCAGAAGCCCCAGCAACGCTGCCCTACCCCGAGACCAAGCTGTGGGAGTTGGACGCCAACTACGCGGCCACGCTGCGGGGCACGGTCGCTACTGACGTCGGCACGGGCCAGGTGACGATGGCCGACAACGGCACGCAGATGTTCTTGGCGTGCGGCGATGCGGCCGGCACCAGTTACATCTACAACAACAGCACGACCGCGTTCGCAGAGATCACGGACCCTGACTTCCCCGGCGCCTCCTCTGTCGGGTTCATTGACGGGTACTTTGTCTTCAGCGAGCCAGACAGCCAGAAGTTGTGGGTGACTGAACTGCTGGACGGCACCTCGGTCGATCCGCTGGACTTCGCAAGCGCCGAGGGCGCGCCTGACGACATCCTGTCAGTTGTTGTCAGCAACCGTGAGATCTGGGTGTTCGGTACGACCTCGACCGAGGTCTGGTACAACGCGGGCGGGCCTGACTTCCCGCTTGAACGGATCGCAGGCGCCTTCAACGAACTGGGCTGCGCCGCCCAGTATTCGACCGCCAAGTTGTCGAACGTGGTGTTCTGGCTGGGCCGCAACCAAGAGGGTCAAGGGATCGTCTATCGGTCAAACGGCTACATCGGCGAGCGGATCAGTACGCACGCGGTCGAGACCGCCATCCAAAGCTACGACACGATCGAAGATGCGATCAGCATGGTGTACCAGCAGGACGGGCACCCGTTCTATGTGCTGACCTTCCCGACTGCCAACAAGACTTGGGTCTACGACTTGGCGACTGGCTTGTGGCATGAGCGGGCCGGATGGATTGCGTCTGAGTTTACTCGCCACCGCGCCAACTGCATGGCGTCCTTCAACGGCAAGATCATCGTCGGTGACTACATCAACGGCAAGCTTTACGAGCTTGACTTGAACACCTACAAGGATGACGGCGACGTGCAGCGTTGGCTGCGGTCGTGGCGGGCGCTTCAGACCGGCCAGAACAACCTGAACCGCACGGCGCAGCACGCGCTGCAACTGGATTGCGAGTCGGGTGTCGGACTGGTGACGGGCCAGGGTAGCGACCCCCAAGTCATGCTGCGGTGGTCAGACGATGGCGGGCACATCTGGTCGAACGAGCACTGGCGGTCGATGGGCAAGATCGGCGAGACCGGGCGCCGGGTGATCTGGCGGCGGCTGGGGATGACCGAGCGCCTGCGGGATCGGGTGTACGAACTGAGCGGCACAGATCCGGTGAAGATCGCGATCATGGGCGCTGAGCTGCGCGCGAGCGGAACCAATGCCTAACCCGCAACCGTTCCGCATCCCCGCGCAGCGGGTGCCGCTGGTCGAGACTGAGCAGGGGCTGATGCGGCGCGAGTGGTATCGGTTCTTCAACCGCAAGCCCCGCCACGGGTCGTTCTTCGACACCACAACGCAGACTGCGGCGGCTACCAACACGGGGTACGCCGTGACGTTCAACAACACGGCTACGTCGTTTGGGATTGGGATTGGTCAGCCTACTTCGCGAATTTATGTCCCGGATACGTCGACCTACGACTTCGAGTTTTCGTTGCAGGTTGACAAGACATCCGGTGGTTCAGCCCTGCTGTATGTTTGGCCGCGTATCAACGGCATCGACGTGCCAGACTCAGCCAGCCGGCTGCGTGTCAAAGACAACAACGACGAGACCGTTGCGTCGTGGAACTTCATGCTAGATTTGCAGGGTGGCAGCTACTTTGAGTTGATGTGGGCTACAGATGACACATCCGTGCAGTTGCTTGCCGAGCCTGCGGCCGCATTTTGTCCGGCGATTCCGTCGGCCATTCTGACCGTTTTTGAGGTGTCGCTATGAGCGCCTTCTTGTCCTCTGTCCCCAAGCTTCAGTTTTTTGACGCCAACGGCGATCCGTTGGCGGGTGGAAAACTGTACACCTACGCGGCCGGGACGACCACGCCGCTTGCGACCTACACCGACTCGACCGGCGCCACGCCCAATACCAACCCGATCATCTTGGACTCGCGCGGCGAAGCGAACGTCTGGTTGACGGCGGTCGCCTACAAGTTTGAGTTGAAGACGTCGGCTGACGCGCTGATCTGGACGGTGGACAACATCAGCAACGCGCTGAACCTGTCGCAGTTGCTGGCAAACAGCGGGAGCGCTGCCAACCCGCCGTACACGTTCGCGGCTGATCCGACGACCGGGATGTACCTGGGCGCGGTTGGCCAAATCGCGCTGTCTGCAAACGGCACGCCGGTGCTGCGATCGTCCGATACCGCCATGATAATTGGTCAGGTTGGCGGGTCGAACGATGTGGACGTTACGCTATACGGCGATTTTATTCAGACTGGAAACGCTGATTTAACTGGCAATCTCAAGGTGACGGGCGATGTAGAGATCACGTCTGAACTTGGGGTGGGCATCGCGGCGCCAGCAGTCAAAGTTCACGTTGTAAACGATTCAGCCGTGACCAATGCTGTCACACCTGTTTTGCGGCTTGACTCACGGTCTACTGGCACGCCTGCCGCAGGAATTGGAGTTGCCATGGAGTTTGCGGCCGAAACTACGGCCGGAAACATCGAGGTGGGCGCAACTATCCACGCTGCGGTAACTAGCACGCTTGTTGCCAGCGAAGATTTTGATCTTGTTTTTAGCACGATGAGGTTTGGCAGCTATCCAACCGAAAAAGCCAGGCTTCGTGCAGACGGAAACTTGGGGGTTGGGACAGACGCGCCAGCGGTTCGGCTGCACGCGCAAACAACGTCTACTGCAACGAGCACCGTCACGCCTGTTTTTAGAATCGATTCGCAGTCAACAACCACCCCTGTCGCTGGCATCGGCGTGGGGATGCAGTTTGCAACGGAAACCGCTGTCGGCAACACCGAGATTGGCGCTACGATTGAAGCGATAACAACGGATGTGACTAGCACGTCCGAAGACTTTGATCTGTCGTTTAAGACAATGACTGCGGGCGCTGCGGCGACTGAAAAAGCACGCCTAACGTCAACCGGGCTGCTTCAGTTCGACAGCGGCTATGGCTCCGTTGCAACAGCCTACGGCTGTCGAGCGTGGGTCAACTTTGACGGTACTGGGACACCGACCCGCCGAGGAAACGGCAACGTCGGCAGCATTACTGACAACGGTACGGGCGACTACACGGTCAACTTTACAACGTCGATGCCGGATGCAAATTATGCGGCAGTTGCTACTTGTTCGCAAAACGACAGCGCCGGTCGGATTGCTGTGGTGTTTAGCTATCTAACGACTAGCGTGCGGGTGGGTATTCGGGATGCTGCATTTGCGCTATTTGACGCATCAATCGTCAACGTCGTAATTTTCCGGTGATCAACATGAAAGTCATCTTCGCAACACCGACCGGCGGCGTCGCCATCATCCACCCAACCGGCGAACTGCCGATTGAGGTGGTCGCCCGTAAAGATGTGCCGCAGGGCGTGCCGTACAAGTTTGTCGAGGACAGTGCGGTGCCGACTGACCGGACGTTCAGGAACGCTTGGGTGGCCGAGCCGTTTGAGCCGGATGGGTACGGCGACCCGGATGGATATTGGAGTGAGCAAAATGATCAAAGTTGATCTTGACAAAGCCAAGGTGATCGCTCACGATCGCCGTCGTGCGGCTCGCGAGAAGGAGTTCGCGCCGTTTGACGATATCATTGCCAAGCAGATCCCCGGCGTATCCGCACAGCAAGCCGAGGCCGAGCGCCAAAAGATCCGCGACAAGTACGCCGCCATGCAGACTGCGATCGATGCAGCTCAAACGCCTGACGCGATCAAAGCCGCGCTGGAAGGGAATCAATCATGATTGAAGCACTTATCGGCGGTCAGATCCTCGGCGGTCTGTTCGGCGCCCGCGCCACACGCAAGGCCGCAGCCGAGCAGGCTGCTGCGACCCGTGAGGGCATCGCGTCACAGGAGCGGATGTTCGAGCGCCAGTTGGCGATGCAGGAACCGTTCCGGCAGGGCGGGCTTGAAGCTCAGAATATGCTGATGGAAGAGATCCGCAACCCGTCGCAGTATCGGGCGACGGCGGGGCTGTCGCCGGCTGAGTTGGCGGCTGAGCAGTTCAACTTTGAGGCTGATCCTGGCTACGGGTTCCGGTTGTCGGAAGGCTTGCGTGCGCTTGAGCGTAGCGCCGCCGCCCGAGGCGGGCTGATGTCGGGTGGCACGGGTAAGGCGCTCCAGCGGTACGGCCAGAACCTTGCGTCTCAAGAGTACGGCAACGCCTTCCAGCGGTTCCAAGCGGACCGGGCGGCGCGGGCCGGGCTGGGTGCGATGGAGTACGGTCAGTTTGCGGGCGAGCGCAGCGCGCGCCTGCTGCCGCTCATGCAGACCGCCGCCACGGGCGCAGGCTCGACCGCCAACATCGCGGGCCAGATGGCCCAACTGGGCGGCGCGCAAGCGGCCGGTCTAGGTGCGATGGGGGCCGCGCAGGCCGCCGGCACGATCGGGTCGGCGAACGCGCTGGCGAACGCCTTCGGTCAGGGTACGAACCTGTACTTGCAAGGTCAGCAGAACCAGTTCATGCAGAACCTGATGAACCGGCTGTATCCCACGACGGTGCCGGGGGGTCCATATGGCTGATCGACTACGCCTCCCCTTGCACCAATAAGGAACCCCGCTATGGCTATCATGCCGCAGATCGCGATGGGGTTCCAGATGCCCCAGATCCAGTTGCCGAACCAAGGCAATATGCTCATGCAGGTTGCGCAACTCCAGCAGATGCAGGATGCGAACGCCTTGCGTCAGGCGCAGGCGCGTAAGCTTCAATTGGAAGAAGAGCGAGGCAACGCGCTAGTACAAGCGTTGCGAGGCGGGCAACCCACGCTTGAGCGGCTTGTGGAGGCTGATCCTAATCGCGGGTTTGAGGTCTACAAAGCGTTTCAGGAGCAGCAAAAAGCACAGGAGCAGCAAGACGAAGAGCGCCGCAAGAAATTTGTGAGCGCCATTTACGGATCGTTTGAAGACCCGTCATTGCCGTCGTATGGCCGGTCGGTGCGGTTCTTGCAACAGCAAAAGCTGACTGACCCTGAACTGGACAAGTTCTTGGGTGACTTGATGTTTGTCGACGACGCTACTCGCAAACAACAACTCAGCACGCTGTTGAACGCGATTCCGGGCGGGGGTGATTACATCCGCAAGATCGCCACCGGGGATGTCGAGCGTGGACTTAAGGCCGCGCAACTTGAAAAAACACTTAAGGAAGCCGGCGACGTCGGAAAAGTGAAGCCGTCTGCCGATATGCAGGCGTATGGCCTTGCTGTTCAGCAAGGCTTCAAAGGCTCGTTCTTGGACTACAAGACTCAGCTTGCGCAGGCTGGGCGGTCGCAAGTCACTGTGCCGGTTACCGTTGGTGGCGAAGCCAAACCAACACCGCTGCAAGTCAAATCGGACGAAGCATTTTCTAAAGATTACATTGCGTGGAAGCAAGGCGGCGGCGTCAACACCGTTAAAAACACTGCTCAAATCGGCAGCGTATTGCAGCAACTAGAAGAAGGCAAGCCGTTGACAGGACCATTGATTGGCATCCAGCCCGACATTGTGTTGGCGGTCACCAATCCGAATGCCGTTGATGCCCGCCAACGGGTTGAGCAAGTTGCGCAAGAAAGCCTGCGCGCCATCTTGGGCGCTCAGTTCACGCAGAAAGAAGGCGAAGCGTTCATCGCGCGTGTCTACAACCCGTCGCTAAAGCCGGAAAAGAACGCGTCGCGGTTGCGTGCGTTGTTTAAGCAGTTGGAAACAGCCGCCGCGCAAAAGCAAGCGATGGTTGATTACGCTGACGAGAAAGGCACGGTTGCCGGTTTCAAAGGTAAAGTTCCAACCATTCAAGACTTCTACGACGCCATCGACGAAAAGCCGAGCCGCTCAGAAACCACACCGCCGACTGTGGTGCGGATGCCAAACGGCGCGTCCTATTCGTTTCCTGACGCTGAAGCAGCCGCAAACTTTCGCAAAGCAGCCGGCTTAAAGGACTGAACATGGATTTGGACGCTCTTGCCCGGAAATATGGGGGCACGCCGGAGACAAAACCGCAAGACCTTGAAGCGTTGGCACGTCAGTTTGGCGGTCAACTCAACGAAGGAATTCCAGCGTCGCGCGTTACTGTTGCCGAGGCGATTCCGTTTATCTCAGACGAAACGCGGCAGGCTATCAGCCAAATTTTCCGCGAAGCGCGTGCTGGCGCTGCCCAAGCTGCGATGACCCCGCTTCAACTTGCAGGGGCGTCTAAACTTGGGTTGTTGCCGGAGCGCGGCGCGGCGACAGAAGCCTATCTGCGGCAAGAGTTCGGTGCAGACCCAGAGTCCATCGCAGGAATGGCTGGACGTTTCGGCACGGAAATGGCGATGGGTGCGCCAATTATCCGAGGCACCGGCGCCCTGATCGAAAAGGGCGCGCCGGCTCTCGGGCAGGCGGTCAAAACAGGCGGGTTTGAGATCCCCGCAACGGTCGAGGGCGCCAGAGGCATCGGTCTGCGCATGGCAGGCGGCGGTATTGGCGGGCTTGCCGGTACGTTACCATTCAGCCCGGAAGATGCGGTGTTTGCGGGGCCGCTTGGTGCGGTCTTGGCGCCGGTTGCCCGCGCCGCTTTGGGGGGCGGTCGCACCCTTAAAGACTTAATTGTTTCCAGTCCGCAACAGCTCGCAGAAAATGCCTTGCTGGAAGCGGGCGGCGCCGATCTGCAAAACGCTTTAATCCGCACACAGGGCATGAAGACTACGCCTGGCTATACGCCGTCTGTGGTGGAGCGAGCGGTCGAGGGCGGCGTCGACAATCTTGAGTTGGCGGCGCTACAGAACCGAATTCGGCTTGCGCCTAAAGCGGCGCAGATCCAAGCGGATTCCATCAGCAAGAACATGGGGTATCTGCAAAGCCAGCTTTCCCGGATTGAAGGGCAACTTGCGCAAGACATTACCCAGTTGTCGCCGGGCGATGCGACGCGGCTGTCCGAAGTGCGC